TAACTTGGATTATTACACGACTCCCAACCTTGTTTCTTGATCAACCAATTTTTACCCTTTACTAATCCAACTCTTTTCTCTGTTGAATCCTCAATTAAAGTGTAAAAAGGTTTTAAATTGCCTTCTATTTTCTTAATTGTAATCATTTGTTAACCTTTCTTATTTAAGTAATTGTCATTTTTATAAATTAGTAAATCATCTCTATTATTAATTAAAATATAACCTTGATTTTCTAATTTAGTTTTTTTTGTTTCAGCTTTTTTAATACTATTTAAGTCATTATTATTAATTGAAACATATTGTATTTTTGTTCTATATTTAGTCATTTGTTAACCTTCCTTTGTTTGTTTGTTTTTCTTGCTAAATTTAATTATTAATTTAACAAATTTATTTATTTCTTTATTAGAAAAGTTATTTAAGTATGGAACTACAACTTTTTTAATATCTTTTTTTATTTGTTTTTCATTCATATCCGAAATGTATCTATTTTAATTATTAATGCAATAGAAAAAAGAATTAATTTAATTAATTTATTGGTGTGATATTATTGCAACAGTTCCTGGAAGTGTGCTATATTTGCAACAGTTATGAGATACTCTTACTTAATTAAAGATGAACAAGGCAAAGAAGAAGAATACAAAGCCATGAGTTATAAGAAGCTATTGAAGAAGCTATCAAGTAATTATAAAGATCAATCGGTTGTTAAGATTTCATACACCAATAAAAAGAATCATAAACTAATTAAGTTTATTACAGTTAAAAAAAGCAGTTGACGGGTTATCTATATATGTTATGTATATATTAATTAACTAATGAAAGGGAAGCAAATGAATGAAATAATACTTAATCACTATGATAATCAATCTCATGGTTATATAAAAATCTCGGAATATGATTTAAAAGGTATTGGAATTGATATTAAGAAAGTTAGTTCTCAATATTCTTTTTATAATGTATGGAATGGTTGTTATTATTTTGAAGAAGATTGTGACGCAGATAAACTTATTAAACAATTAAAGAATAAAGGTTATTCTGTTAAAATTAAATATAATCATGTAGGTGTAAATTTTTTAAATAGTCCAGATATTAAAAGAATAAATATATAATTAATAATAAACAATTAAACCTATCAATAATTAATTTTGTTGGTAGGTTTTTTTTGTGTGTAATATTCCTGGAGATATTCCTGGAAGTAGTTGAATAGATCCTATTCTAATATAGCAGCGTCAATTTTTTTTACTCACGTCATAACAATCGGTCAGCATTACTGACCTATATATTTAAAGATTAATTGGTTTACTATTGATAATCATAAGTTATTGTTAGTAATATTAAGAGTTTACCTGCGAATTAGAATTGTTCTAAGTGGGGTATACCCCAAGAATTGACCGCAATTTTATATATATATATACATGGGACTGTAGGACACCCTTAGACACAGCCACCTATCTGTATCTTGCTAATCCTTTTTTTTTAATTTAAAGATAACTATGGATATAAATACAATTATACATGAAATGCAGCACTACTGGAGAGATCATAAAAAAGTTGTGCTTAGTGTTTTAGCTATTATTATTGTTTTAATAATAGTGTAATGGATTACTTTGAATCTGAAGATCTAAACTCTATTTGCTACATTGATAAGAAAACTAACAATGTAGTAATTAAGTTTATAGGCTTCCCAAATAAGGCAGCATCAGAACTATTTACTGGCTATATTATGTCAAGATTAGGATTTGAAATAGTACCCAATGATTTTAATCAAAGTAAGATGATCCACTAAAATATGGATATAAAGATTCCCTACACACCTCGAAAGCACCAGAGCTATCTACATAAACAAATAGATAAGCATAGATGGTCAGTATTGGTGTGCCATCGTAGGTTTGGCAAAACAGTATGTATGATTAATCATTTGATTAGATCCGCCTTATTGTCCAAAAAGAAAAGTCCCAGATTTGCCTACATTGCTCCAACCTTTAAACAGGCAAAAAGTATTGCTTGGGATTACATGAAACAGTTTACAGATAAGATCCCTTATATCAAATTTAATGAAACCGAGCTAAGAGTAGATTTACCTAATGGCTCTCGTATTACTTTGCTAGGATCGGAAAATTCAGATGGTTTAAGGGGTATCTACCTGGATGGCTGCGTCATTGATGAATACGCAAATGTAACCGATAAACTTTTCCCAGAAATTATAAGACCCGCATTATCAGATCGTAAAGGCTACTGTGTCTTTATTGGTACACCCCAAGGAATGAACAATAACTTCTATGAGCTTTACCAACACGCACAAGGAGCAGAAGATTGGTTTAACTATAAAGCAAAATCAAGCGAAACAAAAATAGTAGATGAAGAAGAGCTGGTCAAAGCAAGAGAAGTGATGGGTGAAAAGAAGTATCTACAAGAGTTTGAATGTGATTGGATTGCTAATATTGAAGGAGCTATCTATGCAGATGTCTTGGCAAAGATGGAAGATGGAAAACAATTAACAAGAGTACCTTACGATCCTGCCTTGCCAGTTTCTACCAGTTGGGATTTAGGGGTGGCGGATCATAGTTCTATTATATTTTTCCAGCAGCTAGGCAGAAGCATTAATATTATTGATTACCATGAAGAGAGAGGTCAGGGATTACCCCACTATGTGCAGATCATTAAAGATAAAGATTATATCTATAAGGATCATTTCGCACCGCATGATATAGAAGTTACAGAATTTAGCAATGGCAAAACAAGAAGAGAGGTGGCTTACCAGTTAGGAATAAGATTTAAGGTTGTTCCTAAAATTCCATTAGAAGATGGTATTCACGCAACCACAATGACCTTACCTCGTTGCTGGATTGATACAGACCATTGCAAAAAGTTAATAGATGCGTTAAGACATTATCACAGGAAGTATATTGATAAGAATAGAATGTTCAGATCAAAGCCTGTACATGATTGGAGTTCACACGCAAGTGATGCCATGAGGTATCTGAGTGTGGGAATACAAGAGATTAATACTAGACAAACTGCTCCACAACGTGTAGCAGAGAATGAATATAGGATTTTATAATATGAGTTTTTTAATGCCAAAAATGCCAGCTTTACCCGCACCTCAACCTTTGCCAGAGCCACCTTCGTCAGAATTATCATCAGCGGAAAAAGAAAAAATCGCAGCAGACCAAGCGGCAAGAGAAAGAAAAAGAAAAGGTCGTAAATCTACAATCTTAACAAGTCCTTTAGGTGTTACAGAAGAAGCAGAATTAGAAACTAAAACTTTATTAGGATCATAGATGTTTGATAAAATTAAAAAGATATTTAAAAAAAAAGCAGAAGATAAAAGAGTTTATGAAAAATTAAAAGATCATGGCACAGATATATCTTATGAAAACGAAATTAAAATTTTAGATGAAGTAAAAAAATTAGCTATAGATGCTACACCAAAATTAAAAAAAGCAAAAGAGACAAAGGCAACTAAATCATCTATGGTGTCTGGACAGTAATATGGGTGGAGCAGTAGCAAGATTAATCAGACCTAAACCAACACCTCAAGCACCCGCACCTATTAATGTAGCTCCAACATCTGCGGAATTGTCTCAAGCAACAGCAACAAGTGCAGATGGTTATGATTCAAGATTAACAAAACGTAAAGGAAGATCAGGAACAATTATAACAAGCTCTAAAGGTGTTCAAGATGAAACAATCACTTTAGGTCGTAAAAGTTTACTAGGACAATAATGGCAAAGACAGATTTAACAAAAAATTTATTATCACGATTTGATAGATTAAAAAGTCAAAGACAAAATTGGGAATCACATTGGCAAGATGTTGCAGATTATATGCAACCCAGAAAAGCAGATGTAACCAAACAAAGAGCTAGAGGTGATAAGAGGATGGAACTTATTTTTGATTCATCGCCTATCCAGGCTGTAGAATTGTTAGCCGCATCACTTCATGGCATGTTAACTAATCCTTCTACACCTTGGTTTACTTTAAGATTTAAAGATCAAGACGTTGATACCGAAGATGAAGCAAAGCTTTGGTTGCAATCAGCAACCGATGCAATGTACACCGCATTTAATAGATCAAACTTTCAACAAGAAATTTTTGAATTATACCACGACCTTATTACCTTTGGCACAGCTGCCATGTTTATTGAGGAAGATAATGATGATTTAGTAAAATTTTCAACACGACATATCAATGAAGTTTTTATTGCTGAAAATGATAAAGGAAGAATTGATACCATCTACAGAAAATTTAATATTTCAGCTAGAGCTGCGGTGCAAAAATTTGGCAATAAAGTTTCAAATGATATTACGGCTATTGTTAAAAAAGATCCTTATACAGAAGTAGATATTATCCATGCGGTTTATCCAAGGGATGATTTTAATCCTACTAAAAAAGATAAATCTAATATGCCATTTGAATCTGTTTATATTGAAGTTAAAACAGGAAACGAATTATCAGTATCAGGCTTTAAAGAATTTCCTTTTGTTGTTCCAAGATATTTAAAAGCATCAAATGAAATTTATGGAAGATCACCTGCAATGACAGCATTGCCAGATGTAAAGATGTTAAATGAAATGTCTAAGACAACAATCAAAGCTGCACAAAAACAGGTTGATCCACCTCTACTCGTTCCTGATGATGGATTTTTATTACCTGTTAGAACAGTACCAGGTGGTTTAAATTTTTATAGATCAGGTACGAGAGATAGAATTGAACCTTTAAACATTGGTGCAAATAATCCACTAGGTTTAAATATGGAAGAGCAAAGACGTGATTCTATTAGGTCTGTATTTTATGTAAATCAATTAATGATGCAAGATGGTCCTCAAATGACAGCAACTGAAGTGATCCAAAGAAACGAAGAGAAGATGAGATTACTAGGACCTGTCTTGGGTAGATTACAATCTGAATTATTAAAACCTTTAATTGATCGTGTATTTAGTATTTTACTTAGAAACAATATGTTACCTCAAGCACCAGAATTTTTATCAGGTAAAGATATAGAAATTGAATATGTATCACCACTTGCTAAAGCACAAAAATCTTCAGAGCTACAATCCATTATGAGAGCAATAGAAATATTAGGAACACTTGCAAATGTAGCACCTGTATTTGATTATGTTAATTTTGATAATCTTGTTAAACACTTAGCTGATATAGTGGGTGTCCCGCAAAAAATATTAAAATCACAAAGTCAAGTTAATGCCGAAAGACAAGAAGCACAACAAAAACAACAAGAGATGCAACAGATGCAACAAGTTCAACAACTAGCGAAAGCAGGAGGAGATGTAGCACCATTAGCAAAAGCACTACCTGAAGAAGCCAAGGCTTTAGTCAATGCTGATGTTGCATAGTTATGGGAGAAGAAAATAAAAAACTAGAACAACACTTTAAGAATTTATCAATAAACTATAAAATGATATTCAGTTCAGACGAAGGTAAACAAGTATTGTCTGATTTAGAAAAGAGATGCCATCATCATACTACCACTAATGTAAAAGGGGATAGTCATGAAAGTGCATATATGGAAGGTCAACGTAGCATCCTTCTATTTATTAAACATATGCTACACAATGATAACGAAAAAGGAAAATAACAATGTCAAACGAACAGATAACACAGGAAACTGTGCCTGTAGAAAAGACAACACCTACAGAGCCAGTACAACCAATAGCAACACCTAGTACAGTTGCTAAAGCAGATACACCTGCACCACAATCAACTTGGAAAGACGCAATTTCTCAAGAGTATAGAGACGACCAAAACATTCAAAAGTTTACAGAAATAGATGCGTTAGCTAAAAGTTATATTAACGCAACTAAAATGATTGGTCAGGATAAAATGGTTATCCCAAAT